GTTTCCCAGTCACGATCCGCGGGAGCGGAGAGGGATCCGTTACGGTGACTTCCACCGTATCCAATGCGCTATCCACCGTCCCGTCGTTCACAACGAGCGATCCCACATAAAGTCCTGCGCCTGACGGGGTGAAGTCCGGGGTGATTGCCGCTGGGTCGCTCAGAACTGGACTGCCGGGGCCTTGGATGGTCCAGTTGTAGGTCAGGGGGTCTCCATCGGGATCGCTCGACCCAGCACCGTTAAGAGTGACAATCTGGCCCACATCCGCCGCCTGGTCGGGACCCGCATCTGCAACGGGGGGATTGTTTACCGCGCAGAGAGGGTCGGTCGGTACGTGGTTACAGAACGACAGCGTTAGCTCGTCAATGCGCGTTGCATTCTCTTCGGGCGTTTGGGCGAAGGCCGGAAAGGTAAAAAGGACAAAGGTCAAAAACGTAAGTCTCATTGTTCACCTACTGCAAGTCGATAGTGGTTACAACCACACTCCCCACAGGTTGCAATGAACAAATCCGGCCCTTTCAGGTCGGGGTGAGTCTTATAGAGTCTCCCGGTGACGTTCTCCATGTGTCTGCAACAGATCTTGATTTTCTGGTTATGTTCCAGGCATTCGGAATATTTTCTCGGGAAGGAGTCCATTTTCCTCGGTCCACCGACAGGAGTCTGCGGGAATTCCCTTGCAGGAAAGCGCATTTCTCCGTTCTGGTAGAATTCGGGGCCAAGACGCTGGGCTTGTAGAAGCGCAGCACCCTTCCGGGTTTTAAGGATTTCCTCGAAGCTCATACCAAGGTCGCCGTGCTTGCGCCAAAGTCTGTGGTGAAGGATTCGCCGTCGTTCACCGTGAGGGCGGAGCCGTAGTCCCACCAGATGATCAAAGGATCAAGCGGCGAACTCGGGGTAGTGTTGAACCAGACTACGTATCTGAAGGGACCGAAAGACCCTCCCGAAGCGGTTGTGGTTACGTCCGTGCAGACTACTGTGAGGGTCCCCGAAGCTTCAGAGGCGGTATTTGTCGTGTCCTCCGGCGCGGCGTAGCCATTCTCGTTGGTGATTTCGGCTAGGTCAGCCTTCACCGTATCCGCAGAAGCCGATGGAGTCGCATTGGAATAGTAGATTTCCAGCGTGTCAGCGTTGAGATCATGGACCTTGCCAATGCAAAGACGGTTGGTGAAGTCCTCGAACTTGTTTGCCGTAGCCATGATGAGCCTACTGATAGTTGATGTTGTAGTGACCGCGTGAAGCCAGAAGACCGTCATCGAACCTGAGCTTGTCGGTGGCAATCTTCTGGGCAGATTTGCTCCTGAGATTCTTCAGGGCTTCCTTTTCGGCCTGTTGCATTGCAACAATGAGCGGCGCGTTCTTGTCCGGGGCCGAGTGAAGAAGGAGGTCCCACTTTGCTCTTGAACGAACGAGTTCCTCGCCGTGAACCATCCACTCGTTCGTGTCCGCATAGGCCGAAAGAGCGGAGAGACGTTTGAGATAGGACAGTGTCAAGGTATAAACCTGATCGGGAACCGGATAGAGCCATATCTGGTCCGCGTAGTAGGACCAATCGTCCGGTCTGGCCCTTGAGTCAGGGTCAAGGAGATGACCTCTCAGCCAGTCCCATGACCTTCGGGTGAGCTTGTAACGAACGTCTTCGTCCGTGTCCGTAACCGTCAGGATGTCAGCCTCAAGGAAGTCTGTAGGCATGGCGTAGTTCTGCTGGCTCACCACCGTCGAAGCGGTAGATTCGGCCTCGTTGAACCAGAAGCGTTCCGATTCATAGAACCTGATAGCCGCCTGAATTGCGTTGGGAATGCGCGCCGCCACAGCCGGTAGGGCGAGTTCGTCGGCAATCCTGGCAATCATGGTTCCGTAGGTGCTCATTTTCTCAACACCTCATCGAAATCAACCTCTTCAGCGTCTTCAATCTCGATTTCTACCGGTGGAGGCAGCGAATCGGCTATCCGCTCAATCTCAGCGGCATATGCCTTTATAGCCGGCTCAATGACGCTCTCTAAGAAGTCACTGAGAGTTTGATATTTCCCACTCATCTTACGGGCACCCAATCGGTTTCGAGGTCAACCCCGAGTTTCTCACCAAGCCTTTCCAAACAATCTTCCCTGGGTATACCAAGGAAATCCTTCTCGATGGTTACGACTTCCGGCGCGAAGCGTATTACAAGGCGTTTCCAAGCATCCCAGTGCTTGGGAAGACGCTCCATGGGTGAAAAGTCCCGGTTCTTCAGGGTCTTCTCTATGTGCTCGTAGGGCCTCCAGGTCGTCACGATGAACGGGTTTACCTTCTCGATTCTCTCAAGGAGGTCGTCATTGACGTGAAGCGTCGTCAAGCCGCCATCCTCGAAAGAGGTCTTCGGAAAGTACTGGGAGAGCAGTTCGTTGAAGAACCGCGTTCCCGTACCCGGCACCGTGGCGAGGCAGAGATTCATCGCCTGTTCCTGGAGCCCTTGGGTCTGCCCCGCTTCTTCGGGGGCGCGATAAGAGATGGCTCAATCGCCGGAGGCCACTGCAACTCGGGCGGCTCTACTGCCTTTATCGCCTCGGCCTTGGTTTTGAACCAGCCTTCCTCATCTACGTTGTCCCATCGCTTCTCAAAGCGGCCGTTGACGTAGCGATACCTACGTTTGTGATACATCCTATGAAAAGGGGGCTACCTGCCCCCTCCCTTCCCTTAGTTGAAGCCGCCACGGCAAGCCAGTTCGGGACGAACCGTCTTGTAGCCGTAGAGAACGTCGATACGACAGGGGAACTTATCGTTGTTGATGTCGTAGTCCCTGACGATGCGGAGCGAGATTCCGTCGTAAACCTCGCGGGCCGCGAAATCGACGCCTGACGGCATCACCAGATCGGCGGTCGAGAACACGAAGGCGTCCTTGTGGAAACCCAACGAAATCCCGTAGTCCGCACCGGCACCGATGGCCGTGGAGCCATCCGATTCCAGCTTGGAAAGGGCTTGGTTGTTCGCCGCGCCGTTGGTGACGTTCTGCCGTCCGCCCGTCGCCACGATCTCCGGGGAAATCGAGAGAGACGTTGCAGAGGCACCGGCATCCGCCGTGACAACGAACCGCTGAAGCTGACCGGTATCCACCTTTGTCTCGGGGTGGACCCTATTGACTCCGGCGATGGTGAAGATATCACCCTTCAGCCAGGTCCCGGCTCCGGTATCCACCGTGAGGGTGGAACCGGTCTGGGCCGTGGCGTCGTTGGTGAGATAGTCACCCGTGCCGTCGTCCGTCCCCGTGGTGTGAATCGGCCACATCGTGTTCTGATAGACCGTCTCAAACCCGAGGAACTCGTTGGCAACCATGCCTTCCCGGTAGTTCTTGGAGACCTTTGCCGGGTCGTTGAAGAGACCCTTCAGGGCGTCCACGAGGTCAACGTTGTCCTGGGTGTTCATGTTCAAACACCGCATGGACGTGGGAGACAGGTTGTCCGTGAGCGTCTTGGCCATGTTCAGCACGTCGGCAACCGTGATAGAGGCCCCAACGTCGGAAATCTCGTTGTAGACATCCTTGTACATGGACATGGCGTCGGACTCGATGTTCGCCGCGAGGACGGCCATCGCAGGCTCAAGAATCCTCTCGGAGAAGTCATCCAGGTCCATCGTCAGTTCAACGGACGTGAAGTTGACATCCACACCCTTCTGGGTCGCCACCGTCAGGTCAACCTTGGTCTCCACCGTATCCTGGGCCGAAAGCGTGGCACCGGTACGCACGGTATACTGGTTGGGCAGACGAATCTGGAGGGTGTCGCCGATCTTCGCCCCAGCCTGGGCGAATCGGTCATCGTATTGACGATTGATGTTCCCGACAAAGTTGAGTTTCTGGTGAAGAATCCTCAACGCTTCCCGAGTGATCATCGTCGGGGTAAGTAGCGTATTGGCCATTTGAACCTCGCATTAAGCTCTTCGCAATTGCTCGTTGCGACGCTCCATCCAGCCATCAATCGCCTGTTTGTCGGTTGGTCCCATGTCGGGAGCCTTCCCACCGGTAACTTTCTGGACAGGCTTGACAGGCTTCGGTTTCGGCGTCGCGGTTTGCTTCTTCAGAACCTGCTCGCCCAAATGCGCCAGATGCAGCATCTTCATCATCCGTGCGTCGCCCACTGCGGCAATTTCCCGCTCGGTGAACCCATGACGGATTGCAGTCTGCTCCATTTCTGAGCGCAGTTCGGGTGAGTAGTTCGGAATATCGCGAGCGAGGTCGGCCTCAAGTCGGTCCTTCCGGTCGGCGGCTGCCCGCTCCATCTGGACTCTCGATTCGTGCTCTCGTCTCTCGATCTCGGACTCTAGGGCATCGCGCTTATCCCTCAGAGCCTCTCTTTGAAAACCCAACATCTGAGCTTGGTCGGGGTCTTCACGTTGAAGTGTCAGCAAATCCACTTTACTGAAATCGTCCAACAGCTTCTCGGTGTGCGCGAGTTCCCCGTATAGGGCCAGATTCTCCCTCTGGCTTTGGGTCTGCTGGTGAAACGCTTCCTGTTGCTTCTGAAGCGTCTCGGTCGCCTGTTTTCGCTCCTCTGCGAGCTTTTGGGTCTTTTCCGTGTAATCCATGTGCCACATGATTTCATCACGCAGCGCGTAGGGGACCACGTACTTCTGACCGTCCTTTTCTACTTCCCAGGTCTCGGGCTCGGTCGGTTCCTCGGTTTCCGGCGCAGTCTCTTCGACTTCCGTAACCTCGGTCTCGACTTCCGTCGTCTCGGGTGCCGGTTCTGCTACAGGCTCTTCAAACAGACCCGGAGTTTGGTCAGACATCAAGCACTCCCGTTATAGGGGCCGGGGGGATTGGTCGCGTCTGCGATGTCCTTCCCGGCCTTTGCCAAAGCCGATATCCGTTGAGTTTCGGCGTTGTAAGCGTCCGTTCTCTCGGATTCCTCGGCAATTCTTGCGTCCCTTGCGTCCTTCACGGCCTTCACTTGAGCCTCAAGCATGGCGATTTCGTTCTTGGTCGCGCTGGACTCGGCGTCAGACTGCGCTTTTAATTGCTTAATTTCAAGTTCCGCGATTTCTATGCTGCGGTCTTCCTCCATCTGCTTGATTTGACCCTGCAACTGTTGGATGAATTGCATGGCCTGACCCAAGCGAGGATCTTCCTCTTCCATGCCCGGTACGAGCTTCCTGAGACGCTCGGAAATCTCGTCGGCACCGGGCCAATCCATGTTCTTCACAAGCAAATCGCCGATGACCGGCGCAGCCTGCGGGAACACCCCGAGAAGTTCGAGCATCTGGGAGGCCGCTTCCTCTCTCTGCGTGGCAAAGGAGGGGCCATCGTCCATAACTAGGTCATATTTTCCTACGGTAAGGTTATAGACCTGCTCGAAGCCTTCGGGAGGCTGACTTTCCGCCGTTCCCAGAGCCGCTTCCTGGGTTTCATCGTCATACCCGAGGATTCGGATGATTCGCTCGCCCGTGTAGACGTAGGGAATCAAATCAAGGACGATTCTGCCGCCGTGGCGGATGGATTTGTTGAGATTGTCACGGAAATGGAAGGTGGAAACGTCGCCTTCCTTCTGTCTGGCCCAAATCGCCCTTCCGGAGGTCTCGTTTGACCGCGCACCGAGAGAGGCGTCGTACAATCCGATGACGGCCTTCATGTCGTCGGAGGCGTTCAGGGACTCCTGGAGGGCTCCTGCGGGAACTCCGGCGAAAGGCTGCCTCTGCGGAGCAGTTTCACCGTCGTACGCAAGGTAGGAATGGGAATCGACGTTGGCGGATTCCCACTTTCGGGCGTCTTTTCCGGCAAAAGCTTCTTCGGGACCTACGAAGGGTGCCTTCGGAGCTAACGCTACCAATTCGGTTGAGGCGGTGCGCCAGTAGTTGAACATCCTCTGAGGGTCTTTCGCGTCCCTTATAAGAGACCGGAAGTACCTTCTACCCTCGATGTTCACTTCCTCGCCATAGACGGGAACGATGGGGATGTATTTTCCGGGCCAGTCGGTTTCGTCCAGGACCTCCGCACCGGTCAGAAGGTGTTGAGTGACCTTATAGGAGGGAACGGTGCGTTGCTCGACCACTTCAAAGCCCAGAACGTCGTACGCTTCTTTTCTCTCCGCATACAAACCTTCGTCAATGACCGTTCCATCGGTCAGTTGGAGGATTTTCCTGGGAACCTCGGTGCGTTTCCAGTACTCGGCGACCATGACCTCTTCGCCGGAGAACCACGCCTGGTCCAACTGGGTATAGCCGGTTTCTTCCCAGTCTACTTCCGCCGCGCCCTTGTATTTCCGCTGGAATTCCTTCTTGGAGATGTTCTTGACGATGAACCCAGTGTTCCAGTCCGAGGAATCGAAGGCTTCCGAGTAAGGGTCTCCGAATACATTGAACGGATTTGGAATCCTTTCAATGCGAATGTCCTGAGAAAACGTGTCATCGTGTGCATAATCGACATCAATGCGAAAATAGCCGAATCCCATGCTTGCAGCGAAGTCGGCAGCCGTATTATAGGCCGTATCGGCGTCCGAAGTGACTTCGATGTTCCGAATCAGCCCGTTTATGATTTTCGCGGTCTCCACGTCCGCCTCTCCATCCACGGGCCTTGCTTTAATCGCGGGAGAGTTGAGGCGGGTTTCGTTGACAACCTGCCGGATGAAGGCGGGCATCTTGTTGATTGTAAGAGCCGGTCTCCCCTGTTCCTTCCTCTGTCTTAGAACGTCTTCGTCCCATTGGTCTCCCAGACGTGAGAACCTCAAATCGTCCTCAGAGAGATTACGATTCTCCTGCTCGAAGTCCGAGGCGAGCTTGAAGGCTTCCTTGGCCTCTTCAAGGATGGAATCTTTAGCGCCGTCTGGTTTGTCAGCCATACAATCTCTCTATGTATGCTCGCTGAGCCTCCCAAGGCTCTCGGTATTCTGGTTTCGGCCTTCTGGTTTCGACAAATACCAAAACGAAAAGCGGGATAAAGCCCCCGACAGCAATTCCCAACAAGAAATACAAATACCACATCACATCATCCATCCGCCCGGCCCTACGTGTGATGTTCCTTCGTATTCCCTGTTTTCACGGGGTCTCTTGGTAAGCTTGGGAAAGAGTTCCGTAAAGCCCCAAACCAGTGCGTCAGCACGGTCGGGGGAGCCTTCTCCCTCGTATCCTGCGGAGGTAATCTGACACATCTGGTCTTCAAGCTCCGTAAAGGCCCCTACGTGGGAGATATGACCTGTCTCGTACAAGGCGGAGATTGGCTCGGCACGGACGTGCTTTCCCTTTGTCGCTACAACCTCTTTGATGGGGATAGATGGCCTGACAGCCCTTAAGTTTGACTTAACCAGATCTCCGCCCTGGTTCCGCTCGATCACGATGGCATCCGCGTCATGCTTGTCGAACATGGAAATCGCACGGTTGGCCCACTGTCTGGGAGTTCCAGATAGGGAGGCGTCTTCTATGACATATCCCCGCTTATCCTCGCCAAGCGCGCAGACAACAATGCCATGCTCGTTGCCTTCCGTCGTAATGGCGTGGTCTACGGATACAAGGATTCTTTCCAACACGGGAGCCTCTGACCTTCGGTAGGCGTTCAGATCCTTGCGGTTCCATATAGCACCAATCGCCGTTGGTTCATAGGCCCCGTCCCAAATATGAGCGTATCTCTCCCTAGCGTGGACTTCGTCATACTTCCGTTCTTCCTCTAGAACGGCGGGAAAGAACGGGTTATCACGATAGTTCACGCTCACCACAGCGGCATTCTCAGGGGGATTTTCGCCCCTCAAAAAAGCGTCAACAGGATCGCTTGCAGAACGGGGGTTCCAGGAAAACCAGATTTCGGAGTGGGTCCCATCATCGTATACTTTACGAATGGTCGGTCTTAACATTTCAAGAGAACCTTGGGTCATGGTCTGGGCCTCTTCCACATAGGCTACATCCATGCCTTCCAACGATTTGATGCTCTCCTTCGTATGGTCGGCCATGCCTTGGAAGAGAAGAAGTCCGTTTCCAGGCGTTTCAATCCGGTCGTGGAGGACCTTGAACATAGAGCCTACTCCAAGGGCTTCTATCTTGTCCTCCATCAAGAGTTTCACTGACTCACGGAGAGACTTCTGGACCTCACGAACGCAGACGATACGAGTACCGGGATTGGAAACGCACCTCTCTATAGCAAGCTCGGCAAAAAAATGAGATTTTCCGCTTCCACGTCCTCCATAGGCTCCTTTGTACCTCACAGGAACTAATAGGGGCTCGAAAGCCCTGGCGGTGTTAATGGGGAGGTGGAGGGTGTTCATCTTCCAATTCCATCAACAAAACATGCTCCTTTATATCGTTCACCCCCCTCATAATCTGCTCGACCATACCTTCAAGCCGAGCTATGCGACCCTCTAAATCTTGCATCCGTTTCGCCGTTCTCTGGTTCATCACTTCCACTCCGGCTTGGGTATCTTCTGACGACGAACGTGAGAGGTGCCGGGCCTGAAACTTGGAGGGGGCAAACCCTTCTTAGAGGGCTTCTTGGATTTATCACGCGCTACCTCGGCCAACCGCTCGGTGATGTCAGGGTCAGGAGCCTGGATAACCGTCGATGCCGGTCTGTCGTAAGCCTCATCAACCAACCGCTCCAAAACCGCCGTCCGTGTCGTTCCCTCCGAAAGAGTATCCAACTTCGCCAACGTCTTTTCCGAAAACCGGAACCCAACCGTCCTCTTCATAATATCCTCCTGTATTAGCGCTCTTACGGGACGTATATGCGCTGGTACAGGATTGTATAGGCGCTCATGCGCTCTAGCGCTAGCACAGAATGCTGGAAATTGGGAAATCCCAAAAATGGCAGGATGCGGGGCTTTAGCGGCCAGATTGCCAGAAATGCAGTCAGAATGTGGATTTGAGAGTACGTTTACGAATGCGAGAGCGCGTTTCACGGTGCACCCCCCTCCGTATCTCCCTGACTTTCCAATGCCTTAGCCTTGTTCGATCGTGACGGCCTCGCCCTCTACGATGCGCGGGTCCACGATCTTGCGTTCAATCACGATCTTCGCTGGTCCCGTGCCGTCAGGCCCTGTAAGCGGTATGGCTGCCTTGCCATATGCACGGTCTAGCAGTTCCTTGGCAGCGCCTAGCTCGTTCTCTGGCTTACGCTCGGACAGGGCTATCAGCAGCTTGTGAGCCAGTTCCCTGCCCTGTTTGGTATCCAGGCTGGTCTCTTCTAAGTGTCTGATAAGGTTGTCTATTCTGCGGTCTTTGCCACGCATCAAGCGGGCTAGCTTCTTGACAGCTTCAGGCCCGTACTTGCCTGCTAGCTGCTTAACCTCAGCCGTGGCCTTGTTGGGCACTCCAGCCTTACGGCCATTGGGATTACCAGACTGTCCTGGTTGCCATAAACCCTGCTCATTTCGTGCTGGGGCCTGCTGTTTACTGGGCTCGCTGCTTAGCGACATGCTTTACCAAGTCCTTGATAAACTTCTGGTTTCTTGTCTTGTTTCCAGAGAACCACATTGTCTTGCCTAACCTGTAGCCTTGCTAAGGTCCTGATAACGTTGATCTCCTGATACTTCGTGTATCTCTACGTATCCATCGCTGAACACTGTTGAGACAAATGTCGTATCGCTTGTGAGACAGTAGTCTCGCTTTCTGAAGATTGGTCTGGACCGGACTTGTTCCCACCACTCAGTCATTCTAAGCCTCTTACAGGCGCTTTCACCAAAAGGGTATCGCTATCCAAGGGGTTTGCGTTTGTGGTTCTACGAGCGTCTGGCGCGGCGAGATTTGCGCTTGTCCGCTCGATGGTACTCACATGCCACCTTGCGAGGGATACCTCGCCTTCCACTACCTCGACATGCCGCTGCCATGGCCTTGCGTTGCCTAGGTGTTTTGCTTGGCATCACAGTAGAACCACAAGCCGTCAAGGTTCTCGCGAATGGCTCGGAAACTTGAAATGCGCAATCCACGCACAGCGGCAGTCCGATAAACCTTGGTTAGAAGCCAGCAAGCCAGAAATTCCGCCTTGTCGCCTCGCGACATGCCGAAACCCTTAAGCCGCTTTCTTTTGGCTTCCACAGACCCATGCGGAATGGTCATCTCAAAGCGTGTCATCGCTCACAACCCAAAAACCACCGACTAGCTCGCGCTTGCGGCTAAGCTTTGGTGCCGGTGGCTTTGCCTGCCGCGTACGGGCCCTTCGACACTGGCTTGGACCGCGAGTCTCCGCCAGGTCCAGTGGCTCCCCAGCCCTTGCCCGCGCCATGTCCTGCCTTGCTGGGTTTGCAGGGATGCTTTTTGCCATACTTCATCATCTCACCTCTAACAGAGAATGAACGAAAACATCGCACCCAAGATAATGCCTAGGGTAACGCTGGTCAACGTTAGCGCCTTGTGGTCCCATGGATCTATCAATTCCTGGCGAACGATCGTGACTGGGAAAC